AGTTACAGGCTTAATAGCACAACGTGCTAACGATGTTGGTCAAAACTTTACTGATGTATCTGTAGACAAAGGTATTGGCAAGTATGGTATTTCACCAGAACAATTAGAATCATCAGGATACTTGAAACCAGGAACAGTCAGCAAATATATTAAAGATCCTGCATCAACAGTTACAGACGGCTTTGGTAATCAATCTACACAGTTAGAGTCAGTGCTTAAAAATCCAAATGTGTGGACTGGCAAAGGCAGTGCTAATAACTTAACTGGATTCCTAAATGATAAGAATGCACAAACACTGGCACAGCAAGATATTTTATCAAATAATTTAAGTTCATTAAAAGCCAAGGGTGTAGTAACAGGCACAGAGTCTGCAGAAGACTTAGGTGGAATATTAAATGCAAGTTCAGCATATGGTGCCGACAATGTTGCTGATTGGGCAAAAGGCACAGGTGGCAATACTATGATTAATAACGGTATTGAACAAACTGCACGTAACGGCAAATATTCGGTTAATATGGTTGATACAAAATTAACAAGTTTAAACAAGAGTTATAGTAATCCGGGTGCTTATGCAGGTACTACAGACAGAGAAACACTAGACAATAATGTTAGTCAAATTATTAGTGACCAACGTGCAATACCCCCAAAACATACAAGATAAATAATACACTATGGCAAGATTCTACGGATACAGTTCAATTGATAGAAACAAAAAGTTTCGCTTGGAAGACTTTGAATTAGTTAAAAGAGACTTACTAAACAATCTTTTAATTAGACAAGGTACTATACCAGGAAGACCAAATGTTGGTACTTCTCTGTGGGACTATCTATATGAAGTAATTGACGACGCAACGTTAAATCAACTTGATAACGAAATGCGTAAATCTATAGAGCGTGACCCAAGAGTTAAAGTTGAAAATATATTATTCTATACACAAAACAATGGTTTACTCTGTGAAATTTCAGTTAAGACTGTAATGTCAAGCGAAGCACAGATGCTTAAACTATTCCTCAATACAGAAAACCTCACAGCCAACTACGTATAATATACCCACTTAATTAAAGTGATAAATACTTATAACAAAAGGATTATAGGTATTCTATGGCTAAGACTACAAGACAAACCGCTATTTTTGGGGCGGAAGATTGGAAGAAGTTATACCGCACTTACAAAGAGGCTGACTTCCAAAGTTACGACTTTGAAACTCTACGTAAGTCAATGGTTGACTACTTACGTCTGTACTATCCAGAAACATTTAACGATTATACAGAATCAAGTGAATTTATTGCACTGCTAGACTTAATGGCATTTATGGGCCAAGGTCTTGCTTTCCGTAACGACTTAAACACCAGAGAAAACTTTTTAGATACAGCAGAGCGTAGAGACTCTGTAGTTAAACTTGCTAAACTTGTAGGGTATCAACCTAAACGAAATCTTAACAGCCATGGATTCTTAAAAGTCACAGCAGTTCAAACAACAGAATCAGTCTTAGATTACAACAACTTTAATCTATCAGGTATTACAGTTAACTGGAATTCAGTAACTAATCCAGATTGGTTAGAACAGTTCAACGCAATTATGAATGCGGCAATGATTGACAGTCAGCGTTTTGGTCGTCCTGCTAATTCAAAACAAATACTTGGTGTTAACACAGACGAATATCAGATTAATACAACGCCAAACACTATGCCTATTGCTAGTTTCCAAAGTGACGTTGACGGAGTGTCGATGGATTTTGAAATTGTGTCAGGCACATCAGTAGATAAAACTTATATATACGAACAAAGTCCACAGCCAGGTGGAGCATTTAATATACTTTATAAAAATGACAAATTAGGATACGGTTCAGAAAACACCGGCTTTTTCTTTATGTTCAAACAAGGAACATTAACAAACCAAGACTTTACTCTAGTAGATCGTATATCCAACAGAACAGTTAATATTAATGTTGAAGGAGTCAACAACAATGACGTTTGGTTATTTGAGCTGAACCAACAAGGAAATACATTAACAGAATGGAGAGAGGTTGATAACATTTTTGCTATTGATAAAACCGGTGGTACAGGAGAGCGTGAAGTTTACCAAACTAACTCAAGAACAAATGATCAAATACAATTACAATTTGGCGATGGTACATTCTCTAAAATACCATTAGGGGATTATAGAAGTTATGTAAGAACATCAAACGGGTTAGAATATATTATTAATCCTGAAGAAATTCAAAATGTCGAAGTACCTATTAATTATGTAAGCCGTAACGGTAGAACAGAAACATTAACGTTGACAGTATCATTACAAAGCCCTGTTTCAAATTCTAAAGCAAGAGAATCTATTAATGAAATTAAAGAAAGAGCGCCAGCGACATTTTACACACAGAACAGAATGGTCAACGGTGAAGACTATAACAACTTCCCATTTACTAGATTTACAAGTATTTTAAAATCAAAAGCACTGTCTAGAACAGGTGTTGGCATTAACAGACAGTTAGACTTGCTAGACCCAACAGGTAAGTACTCATCAACTACGTCTTTTGCTAGTGATGGCATGTTGTACAGATCATTTACAGATCCTACAAAAACATTTAGTTTTGTAGACACAAATGATATTGCTGATGTTATTCAGAATACAGTAGAACCAATTCTTAAGTCTAGAGGATTTAAACATTTCTACTATGACAAATATGAACGTATTAGTTTATCAGGAATTTCTTGGAATCAATCAACTGCTATTGTTAATCAAACAACAGGCTACTTTAAAGATGATGTGTCAGGTGGAGCAACACCAATTAATTTAACATCAAATAATACAAAATATATTGAGGAAGGTGCTCTAGTTAAGTTTGTACCACCAACCAATCAATATTTTGATGCTAATAATAGACTACAGTCAGGAGTACCAACTAAACCAAATGAGAGATTAGAGATATGGGCAACAGTTACTGATCTATATCTTGATGGTACTAATTTTGGTAAGGGCAACTTAGCAGATGGATCTGGTCCTGTAACATTTAATGAATACCTACCTACAGGATGTGTACCAGTTGAAGTTATTCCTAAGTTCACTACAGATTTAACAGTGGCATTTGAAAATCAAATGATTGATCAAATTGAAGTATATCGAGACTTTGGTATTGGATACGATGAAGAAGCTGGAGAATGGTATATTATTTCAACAGATAACATTGATGAAAACGCAGAATACAACACTAACTATGCTAAAAATAAAGACGGATTAAATCGTGACGCATCATGGTTAATACAATTTACTACAGATGGTGAGATTTATACAATCAAATACCGTGACCTAAGTTACTTCTTTGCATCAGTATTGGAAAATAGATTTATTTTTGATTCAAATGCAAAAGTGTATGATCCTAAAACAGGTAAAACAGTCAATGACAATGTTGTAGTATTAAAAACAAATACTAAGCCAGACGCAAACGAAAGTTTAACAAGTGACATTAGACTAGATATTATTGGACAAGAAGTTGAAACAGACGGATTTGTAGATAACTTTAAAGTATTAGTAAGTTTCTCAGATAAAGATTCAGACGGGATTGCTGACAATCCAGATATCTTTAAAGACATAGTAGCACCAACAGTGAGTCCAAATACAAAATATGTATTCTTTGAGCGACAAACAGACTTTGACAACTTAGAAAGATGGGTGCCAATTGCTAGTGGTACTATCAATATGATGTATGCTGACCTAAAAAGTATTGAGCTTAAGAAAAAAGAATATCTGCAAGGTCAAGTATTCTATGCTTATACAGATAAGAAATTTTATCAATTATCAATTACAGGCAGTGAGTTTACGATTACCGAAACTAAGGATTATCGCGTGTCAGTGGGTAGACAGGATATGTTCTTTAGATACATACACAATTCACCAAACACACGCAGAATTGATCCAGCACTGACAAATATTATTGATCTATACCTTGTAACTAACACATACTATTCAACATATTTAAGCTGGATTAAAGACTCAACTGGTAAAGTTACTAAACCAAACCAACCCACCATTGATGAATTAACATTGGCTTATAACTCATTGGAAGATTATAAAATGGCCAGTGATGGTCTAATTCTAAACTCTGTGACATTTAAACCATTATTTGGTGAAAAAGCAAGTTTAGAATTACAAGGTAAAATTAAAGTTATTAGACAAAGCGGAGTAGTAGTGTCAACAGGCGAAATTAAATCACGTGTTGTACAAGCAATGAACGAATACTTTACTATTGATAAATGGGACTTTGGTGATACATTTTACTTCTCTGAATTATCAGCATACCTGCACGAAGAACTAGGTGATATTGTTAGTTCAGTAGTTATTGTACCAACAGACCCAACTAAAACATTTGGTGATTTATACGAAGTTCGTTGTGCACCGAACGAAATTTTTGTTAACGCGGCCACAGTTAATGACATTGAAGTTATAGATGCATTAACAGCAGGCGCTCTTAAAAAGAACTAGGATAAAGAATGGCAAGATTTACTAGAACATTAGACCTATTACCTGAAATATTTCAAACAGAAACCAATCAGAAGTTTCTAAATGCCACTCTTGATCAAATTGTACAGCGTCCCCAACTAAGACGTGTTGAGGGATATGTTGGTCGTAGAACTGGATTAGGTGTCAAAGGTCTTGATAGTTATATATTAGAACAAGACCAAGAACGGGCATCATATCAATTAGAGCCAGCAGTTACATATAAAAAGAAAGACTCATCTGAAACTAAAGACTTTTTAACATATCCAGGCATAGTGGATGCTCTACAGGTAGCAGGTGCTAATGTTAATAGACATGATAGATTATTTGATTCAGAATACTATTCATGGGATCCGTTTGTAGACTACGATAAATTTGTTAACTTCTCACAATATTATTGGCTACCACAAGGTCCTGACTCGGTTGATGTAGGTGCTACTGAAATATCTACTAGTGACGAATATGATGTTACTAGAAATGAATTTGACTATAATCTTAGTGGTGTAGAAGGAACAAACCCAACTATCACAGTTGTTCGAGGCGGCAATTATAAATTTAATGTAGAACAAACAGGTAATCCATTTTGGATTCAAACAAACCCAGGCGCAAATGGTCTTGTTCCAGGTCAGCCAAACCAATCAAGCCGCGAAGTACTAGGTGTTACTAACAACGGTGAGGACAATGGTGTTATTCAATTTAATGTTCCACTAGATACTGAACAAAACTTTTTCTTAAACATGGACACTGTGGCTAAAGTTGATTTAGTTACAGAGTTAAGATTTGATGAAGTTAACAATCAACAGGTAAGACCATTCTTAGACAAGTATGATGGTATTGATGAAGTTACTGATCTACGTAACAGAACAATTATCTTTACTAATAGAAACCCAGGTGACGGTGAAGACTCAGGTTGGAAAAGAGATGACTTATTTGACACTGCACCATATGATGATAATGATACACCTTTTGCTGAATCACAAGACATAGCAACTAAAACAGATCGTTATTCTGTTTATCGTATCGAATATCGTTACGAGGAAGATGAAAATTCACCTCAATTTGATCCTAGTGGTGCAAATCCAATTATGGTACTTAACAAAGTTAAAGAAGTTCCTAACTTGAAAAAAGTACATGTACA